GGGGGGGGGGGAGGGTTTGTGTCTGTGTGAAAAATTTGTAGGTGCCCCACTCCCTCCAAAAAAGTCAGATTAGTCTTACGCCACACGCGATCCTGCTGGCGAAAAAAAGTGGATTGTGCTGATTGGGGGAGAAGAAAAGAACAGGGACCCGTAGAGGGTGTGTCCTTTTTCAAGGGAGCCTCTCGTTTATCTAGACTACGCTTTGATAGCGCCTGAGTCGCTTGCCCTGTTCACCTGGCCTGCGGTGCTTCACAGCATTGGCAGGGGGCTACTTGAGACTCACCCAGTTCGTCACGTTTATCCTACTTGGTCGGCTCAACCGCATAGAGGGCTGGGTCATAGCCCCGTAACAACACTCTATCATGGTTTACCCTATTGGGGTATCCGATAGCTTGCTATACAATGAACTATGGCTTATAGAACACCTGCTGTTTTACCCAAGACTGAGTATCAGCGGCTCAAAGAGCTAAAGAAGATGCTGGTGGAGTCCAAGGGCGAGGCTGTCGTTGCCAAGGTCATTGACATCGCCATGAACGACGACCACCCCCAGCAAATGGCCGCGCTCAAGATGTGCATGGAACGCGCACTTCCTGTTAGCCTATTTGAGAAAACCAGCGCCCAGCGTAGTGCTGTCAACATCACCATCTCCGGCATCGGTGTCCAGGTTGGTGAAACCATAGAAGCCGAGGACGTAGAACCCAAAGATGTCTGACCTCAACTTCTCACTCTTACCGTGGCAGCAAGAGGTCTACGCTGACCCAACCCGGTTTAAGGTCATCGCTGCTGGACGGCGCTGTGGGAAGTCCAGACTGGCCGCTACCATGCTGATTATCGAGGGGCTACGCTGCCCCCAGGGTTCAGCCGTCCTGTACGTCAGCCCAACAATGGGTCAGTCCCGCCAGATCGTCTGGGATCTGCTGCTGGAGCTTGGCCGGGAAGTCATCCAGACATCCAACGTCAACAACCTAGACATCACCCTGATAAACGGGGCCAGAATCTACGTCCGTGGCGCTGATCGCCCTGATACCCTGCGGGGTGTGTCCTTAACCTTTGCGGTTCTAGACGAGGTGGCCGACATCAAGCCCCAAGCCTGGGAACAGGTTATCCGAGCATCTTTGTCGGATAAAAAGGGCAAAGCGATCTTTATTGGCACACCAAAGGGTCGGAACTGGTTTCACGACCTCTGGAAGCTGGGCCAAGAAGGTGACGACAAGGACTGGAAGTCCTGGCACTTTACGACCAAAGACAACCCACTGATCGACCCAGATGAGATTGAGTCTGCTAAAAAAACGCTCTCCAGCTTTGCTTTCAAGCAGGAGTACATGGCTAGCTTTTCCAACGCTGGCTCAGACGTATTTAAGGAAGAGTGGATTAAATATGGGGAAGAACCGTCCTACGGCAGCTACTTTGTGGCCGTCGATCTTGCTGGCTTTGAAGAAGTTGCCAAGCAGGCGGCTAATTCTAAAAAGCGGCTCGATGAGTCTGCAATTGCGGTTGTTAAGGTCACTGACGACGGGAAATGGTTCGTCAAAGAGATTGAGCATGGCCGTTGGGATATCCGTGAGACAGCGACCAAGATACTGATGAAGATGCGGGACTACCGCCCGTTAAGTGTCGGAATCGAGCGTGGGGCGCTAAAAAACGCCGTTTTGCCCTATTTGAGCGATTTAATGCGGAAGAACAATATCTTCTCGCACATCGTTGATTTAACTCACGGAAATCGCAAGAAAGCGGATAGAATCATATGGGCATTGCAAGGCCGGTTTGAACACGGCAGAATAGTGCTAAACAACGAAGAGAATTGGGACGACTTTGTTGACCAACTTCTGATGTTTCCCGCAGTCGGGGTACACGATGATCTGCCTGACGCCCTCAGCTATATCGACCAGTTAGCTGTGACAAGCTACTATGAAGAGGCTGATGATGGCTGGGAGCCTATCGACGTAATATCAGGAGTCTAGTATGGATCAAAACGAGTTCTACGAGCCGACAGAGAACGACAAAGAACTGACGGCATTTGTCGTAGACCACTGTGACCGGTGGCGTGATTACCGAAACACCAACTTTCTAGATTCTTGGCTGGAATACGAGCGCATCTTCCGTGGCGAATGGGCCGCTGAAGATAAAGTCCGTGACTCAGAGCGTTCTCGTATCGTCACTCCTGCTACCCAGCAAGCCGTAGAAACCCGCCATGCAGAGATCATGGAGGCGATTTTTGGTCAAGGTGAGTTCTTTGACATCCAAGATGACCTCCAAGATGTAAACGGCAACCCTCTCGATGTGTCCTTGCTCAAGGCACAGCTCATGGAGGACTTTAAACAAGACAAGATCCGCAAGTCAATCGACCAGATTGAGTTGATGGCCGAGATCTACGGTACTGGTATCGGTGAAATCATCGTCAAGACCGAGAAAGTCTTTGAGCCAGCAACCCAGCCCATCCCCGGTCAGCCTGGACAAGCAGCCATCGGCGTCATCGAGAAGTCTCGCGTTGCTGTCAAACTGAATCCTGTCAATCCCAAGAACTTCCTTTTTGACCCTAACGGTACGTCTATTGATGACTGCATGGGCGTGGCTATCGAGAAGTATGTCTCGATCCACAAGGTTGTCGAAGGAATCGAAAAAGGTATCTATAAGAAGGTCAACATCGGAACTACCTACGAGGATTCCGACCTTGAGCCGACCCAAGAGCCTAGCCAGTACCAAGACGAGAAGGTTCTGCTGCTGACCTACTACGGTCTTGTGCCTCGGGAATACCTACAAGAGAAGGATACGGAGACAGTTGTGCTGTTTCCCGATGATTCTGTTGCCGAAGACTACACCGATATGGTCGAGGCCATCGTGGTTATCGCCAACGGCTCGATGCTTCTGAAAGCAGAAGAGAATCCTTACATGATGAAGGACCGTCCGGTACTTGCGTACCAAGACGATACGGTTCCTAATCGCTTGCTGGGCAGGGGAACTGTCGAGAAGTCCTACAACATGCAGAAGGCTATCGACGCCCAGATCCGTTCTCATCTGGATTCGCTGGCCTTGACGACCGCTCCCATGATGGGGATGGATGCTACTCGACTACCGAGAGGCGCTCGCTTTGAGGTTAAGCCCGGAAAAGCCTTCATGGTCAATGGCAACCCTGCCGAGATCCTCTATCCCTTCAAGTTCGGCCAAACAAGTCCAGACAACCTGCGGACTTCTCAAGAATTTGAGCGTATGTTGCTACAAGCAACGGGTACTCTGGACAGTCAGGGCATGGTAACAAACGGCGCACGGGACGGACAGGCTATGTCCACCGCTGTTGCGACGATTATCAAGAAGTACAAGCGCACTCTGGTGAATTTCCAAGAGGACTTCCTGATTCCGTTCATCCAGAAGGCCGCTTTCAGGTACATGCAGTTTGATCCTGAGCGGTATCCGAGCGTGGATATGAAGTTCATCCCGACTGCTACGCTGGGCATCATTGCTCGGGAGTACGAACAGCAGCAATTCATCGGTCTACTTCAGACTTTGGGTCCAAATACGCCTGTATTGCCATTGATTTTGAAGGGTATTTTGAACAACTCCAGCCTGTCTAATAGGTATGAGTTGATCGCTGCTCTCGATCAGATGTCGCAACCCGATCCAGAGGCTCAACAGTTGGCTATGGCAGCTCGTCAGTTGGAGCTTCAGGCTGCTCAGGCTCAGATTGCTGACAAAACAACTCAGGCCGAGAAGAATCGTGCTGAAGCGCAGAAGTTGCTCACTGAGGCACAGCTTATGCCGCAAGAGGTACAGGCCAAGGTCATTGCCTCGACCACTACAAACCTTCCGCAAGGTTCGGAGGCCAGTGAGTTTGACAAGCGAGTTAAGATAGCTGAGTTGATGCTTAAAGAAGCAGATATCAAGAACAAGTCTAAGATCGTCGAACTTCAAATGGCCGAGAAAAAGAACAAGGTAACGGGCATGGAAGAAGACTTCTTGGAAGAATTGTCCAGGGAGTTGAGCAATGGACGTTGAAAGCCTTGCCAAGCAACTGATTCTGAAGGGAATGACGGAGGAGCAGCAGAAGGCTGTTCTTGCGTCTATCCGTGAATCTCTTCAGAAAACACGCCAACTACAAAAACAGAAGGTTGGCGAGAACGCTCAACTTGTTATTCAGGCTCTCAAGAAGATTGAGTCTGATATACGCGACAGGTACGATGAGCTTGGCAACAAGATTGAAGCTCGCGTACGATCCATCAAAGATGGTAAAGATGGTAAAGACGGAAAGAACGGTGCAAATGGCCGTGATGGTCGTGATGGGTCTACTGGTCCTATGGGGCCAAAAGGTAAAGATGGTCTGAATGGGCGTGATGGGAAAGATGGTTCAGACGGCGTATCTATAACTGATGCTCATATCGACTTTGATGGTAGTCTGATCATTAGCTTGTCTAGTGGCAGGACTATCAATGTAGGAGAGGTTGTTGCTCCTGACATTGCAGAAAAAATCAAGGTTATTACCAATGGTGGCGGCACTAGCCAATCTGTGTTGGATACCTTGGCTAGTTTGCAAGCTCAAATTGATGCAATTGATACCTTTGGTGCAGTTAGTTATCAAGGTACTTGGAACGCTTCGACCAATACACCAACTATTGTTGCTGGCACTGGAACCAAAGGCTACTACTATGTTGTATCGGTAGCAGGTAGTACAAGCATTGATGGTCAGAGCCTTTGGGGCGTTGGTGATTGGATCATTTTTAATGGATCTGTTTGGCAAAAAGTCGATGGCGGCAACACTGCTAATTTGACTGATCTCATTGTTAACACATCCACCACATTGGATTATGGTACCGCTAATCAAGTTCAGTACCTAAATGCTTCAAAGTTGCTGGTTGGATCGTCCAATTTGACATTCAATGGCACCACGCTAGTAGCTAATGATCTAACCGACTCTTCCCTTACATCTGGTCGAGTCACTTATGCTGGTACTGGTGGCAATCTTGTTGATAGTGCTAATCTGACGTTTAATGGGACAACGTTAACTGCGGCTGCATTTTCTGGTCCTATCAATGGCACAGTAGGCGCTACATCTGCCAACACTGGTAACTTTACGACTCTTACCACATCGTCAACTGTGACGCATAACGGCGGCACCGCCAACGGCGTGACGTATCTGAACGGCTCGAAAGTGCTGACCTCGGGGAGTGCGCTGACGTTTGATGGGACGAATTTTGGAGTTGGTGTTACCCCAAGTGCTTGGAGTGGGTTTACAGGGTTGCAAGTTGGCCCAAGCGGCAGTGTTTCTAACTCTGGAACAGGAACTCCTGTAACTGCGTTTAGCAACAATGCTTATTACAACGGAACTTCGTGGGTTTACATAAATACTGGCGCGGCGGCGCAATACCAACAATCTACATCGCAACATATTTGGCGCTATGCGGCTTCGGGTTCAGGAAATATTACTTGGTCTGAAGCAATGCGCCTTGATACCAGCGGTAACCTGGGGATTGGGACGAATTCGCCTGCTCAGAAACTTGAAGTCGCTGGCACTACAAGCAATACGCTTGTAAAAAACACAACTACCACAGCGGCAAACGGATTTAACGCATCAAGCACAGGTGGAAATTTTTATTTTGGTATTGATGCAAGCGACGGTGGTTTTTACAACACGGGCACTGCCTATGGTCGTGCTTTGTATAGCAGCGGCGCATATCCGATGGTGTTTTTCACAAATGCCACAGAGCGCATGCGCCTCGACTCCTCCGGCAACCTCGGCCTAGGAAATACAAGCCCAGCCTCTTACAACGGATCCGCAGACAACTTGGTCATTGGCTCCAGTGGCAGCAACGGCATGACTATTGTGTCTGGCACTACAGGCGCTGGGTACATCATGTTTGCTGACGGAACAGTTGGACAGCAGGCATACGAAGGTCAGATTACTTATGACCACAGCGTTAACCAGATGTGGTTCAACGTCAACGCCTCCGAACAAATGCGCCTGACCAGCACAGGGCTGGGGATAGGGACGACTTCGCCTTCTCAGAAACTCCACGTTCTTGCTGATACTAGCGGCGCAATTTTCCAAGGCGCAACCCTTGGCGGCATCACATTCCTAAAGACTGGTCAGACAGGAATGCAGTTGTTCAGCGATGCAACTGGGACTTTGAAGTTCTACGACAACAACGCTGGCGCAACGGTTCTGAACTTGTCCTCCGGCAACCTCGGCC